TCCTTGAACAGGGCATAAGTGGTCATGAAACCGTTGTTGTCGCTGGTGAAGACGTAATTTGCGTAATCAGTCGCCTGCTGCGCACCAGCCACATCTTCAGGGCCGCGAGGCACAAATTCGACGACATTCTCGGTGGAGAAAAACACCTTCATGAGACTTGGCAGCATGGCCGACACCGTGTCGCGCACCTCCATCGCCACGACCTGAGAACGGCCGTCCTCTTCATTGCCGAAGGGGTCGCCACGGTAATACTCAGTGCCCTTGGCGCGGATGGGGGAAACATCGGCGTCGATATAACTGACGGCATCTTCCAGTTCACCGGCCACAATGCCCTGCAACTCGGTGTCGTCCATCGGCTCAATGGCCGCCATGTCAGTGCTGATATTCATGTCGTTGATCATTTCTTGTTCCTTGCAGATATTGCTTTGGCCTTGGCTCGCGCATCTTCTTTGCTGGACGCGCCCCACGCCTTCAAACTCAGCAGCAACCGTGTAGGCTTGCCGTCCTTCATCTCAGGGCCAGGCATGTTGCCCATTCTCGCAAGGAATGACGCCCTGCGCGGGTTGTCGCCAGACTTCACAGGCGCTTTGAGATTCATGCCCTCAGCCTTGGCGCTGGCGCGTCCCTTCGCATTCAGGCCGCCAGATGCGTTTTTTCCCTCTTTACGCTGCCACGCCGGTGTCTTCATAAGGCACTTTCTTCAAAATCACATACATGGATTCAACTGCGCGAGGCAAACGCATCACCTCATCTTGCGGCAATTTTAGTCCCGCACCATACTCGCTGAGACGCATCTCCAAATGAGTCATCTCAAACCGCGAACCCTTCCAGCCCAAATACCACGCCCAGTCGCAGTAATAAATCCAAGACTTCTCGTTGAACGCCCTCACATGTGTCGGGTCTTGCCACGCACCATGGCTCAATTCATACGGCACATGGATGTGCATCTCGCCGCCATCAGCCAACAGATCCCTGCAATTGGTCATGGCCTGCACCAGGTCGGGAATGTGCTCCAACACGTCAAACGCCAAGATCTTCTCAAAGCAAAAAGGCTTGATCACAACTTCTTGATCGCCATGCTTGACCACCTCGCCATAGGACAGTTTGGAAATATCGACAACCCAGTCGGCTCCAACATCACCGCGGATGTCAGCATTGATGCAGTCAGCCCTGGCGTCCTTGCCAGAGCCGAGATTAAGAACCAAACCAGTCTTTTGCATATTGCGGCCTGTTCTTACGAATCCACGGCACAGCCTGCTGGATCAGTCTCTCGCCATTCAAGCCAATTGTCTGGCTGCCAACGTGGTGCACATAAGACCGGCTCAGGTAATGATGAAAGCCAGCCGCCCTCAAATCCTCGCAGTGCACGTCATCTGAATACCAGTTCAGTGGCGGGAACTTGAAACACTCCCACGCATCGCGGCCAATCCATGAGAATATGGGGGATGGGCATTCCAGCGGCATGATTGCGTCTTCATAGGGGTACTTGAAGTAGTACAGCTCCTGCCCAAAGGGGTTAGAACGCACATTTTGCACAGGCCGCGCAGCGTCACATCTTGCCGCCACCCAGCCAACAGGCTCTTTCGTCTCGGCCTTCAACTGCGCCACATCTTCCAGCAAATGCTTGTAGCTGGTTGGCGTCAACACAATATCGTCATTGGCGCAGATCACAGAGTCAAAGCCGTCAGCAAAGGCGCGGTCCATGACATCGTTGTAATCTTCACCGAAATTGTGCGGTGCACCAAAGATCTTGAGATCAGCGTCATAGCCGCCAATAATGGACTCTGGACCGCGCAAATAGACAGGCACTTCTGGACAGTACTCGGCAATGCTTGTGAGCATCACCCGCAAACCTTTGCCGTTGACTGTTGAGATGCAAATGGGTGCAATCACTTGGCCGACTTCTTTGGCTTCTTGGCCGTCTTGGCCGCCGCCCTGAAGTCAGCAGCACTTGGCGCGGCCTTCGTGCCAGGCTTGTTCATCTTCTCACCAGAGCCAGCCGCGATACGCGCTCTCTTGGCTTGAATATTCGCATATAGGCCAGGCTTAGTCTTCATTCTTGACCCCAATCTTGATCGTCAGCAAGGATTCAGGCTCTTCCTCGCCATCATCTTCCCTCACAACCCAAGCCGAACAAGTACGGCTGGACGCGCACTTGAAGTCAAAGATCTCGCAATATCCCAATTCGCCAGCGTCAATCATGGCCCAAGGGTCGCCCTCGTCGCCAATGCCCTCAGCAATGCACTCAAGCATCGACTCTTCCTGATTGAACGCCGCGCAGTTCCCGCACAGACTCTGCTTGGCGTCATCCTCAGACACCTGCCACTCCTTCGCCATCTTCATCCAATACTGCTTATTGGGCAGCTTGGGATTCTCAGGACCATAGTCGGCAGAATTGATCGCCTTGCCGCGATTCTTTAAGTTCAACGTGATGTCTTGAGTCGCCATGGGACAGCTCTCGCCCTCATCGCCGCCCTCATAACCCTCGTCTTTGTCCATGGCCTGATCCATGGTGCGCTTTAAAGTAGCCATTAACGCATCCCCTTTGTCTTCATGTTCTTGGCAGTGCGTGCACCGCGCATAGGCATCTTGGCAGAACTCAAAGCAATAGCCACCGCCTGCTTGGGATTCTTTACAACCTTGCCGCCCTTGCCAGAGTGCAAAGTGCCAGCCTTATATTCACCCATCACAGACTTCACCTTCTTTTGTGCCTTGGTCATCTTCATCGCGGTTTCTCCTTGAAAAATAGGTTGTTGGTGACTCCCATGAGGCAGGGTGTGGCAGAAAATCAGCAACGAAAAACTTCCAGCGGAGCCAAACCGCTTTCACCAACACGGCTGAAGACTGTTCAGGTGGTCTAGGGCTTCTTCTCTCCCCACCTACGGCGTAGCATCCTCTCGGTCTGGCCCACCGCAATCCCCATGCGTGTTGGTCAGGGCATCCCACCCTGTTGTCCCTTCTACTCGGCTGGGCTAACCTATCCGAGGCGCTACCTCGGCTTCTTTCATCAACACGGCTGGGGACTGCTTTCGGGGCACAGCGGCTCTTAGGCACTATTGCTGGCGGTTCAGGCAATCCCCATGCGTGTTGACGCATAACGCAATTATGCAACCCGTGGCAAGTTTCTGCGCAGTGGCTTGTTCCACTTGGTCGAGCCAGCCGAACCATACATCCCAATCACAGCATCAGAAGCAAACGTCAAACAAAAAGCATCAGCCCTGTCAGGCGACGACATCCCGCGCTTCTTTAGTTCATCCTTGCCCTCAATCTGGATCTTGCCGTTGGACGTGAACGAATAACGCACAGCCGCTAATTCACCAATCAACGCCTCATCCTTGGGCATCCGGCAGTCACGCTGCTCCAACCAAGCCTTGGCCTTGTGCCACAGCTCAGCCTTCAGATTCCTATACGTCCCGCCCATGGCCGGTGACTCGGCCACGTTGATGCCGCGAGCAGGCAAACCCAACTCTTTCAGCCGATCAACCACGCCAGCGCCCAAGCCAATCGAGTCGACCAGGATCTCCTGCGGCCGTTGGCTGGGGACGAGGATCTCATACTCGGCCACGACTGCACCTGTGAGCTGCATCAGGTCCAAGTTCTTCCACGTTTTTATGGGCTCCAGCACCGCATTCCCCTGCCTCTTGCACAAAGCAGACCGGTCAGAGCCAAACCTCGCCACATCCAAACCCCACACCAAAGGTGCGTGCTTACTCGCCTCCACGTCCCGCTGTGTCGCTAATTCCAGCAACTCCATAGGGATCACGGTGTCGTCGTCACTCCTTGGAAACTCACCCAGGACGCGAATTCGGTAGGCATTGGACTCCTCGCCGTAACGCGCCTTCATCTCCTCAATGTAGGCTTCGCTGACCCTTGGCGAGTCGGCGCAAGACACCTTCATCGTGATCCAGTCAGCCGTCAGACGGTTATGCGTGTCAAAAAAGAACCCGCTGGACCGCACAGGGTTGCCAAGAAGTAGGGTGACGGCAGCGTGTCCAGACATCGAGCCAGCCGCGGCCTCAAATACCTGCTCAGGGATACCGCTGGCCTCATCAGCCACCAACATCACGTTGTCACTGTGAACCCCCTGCAAGGCTTCAGGCTGCTCGGCGCGGCTAGTCCTGGCCGAGATAAACGCCTCGTTGTTGGCGCTCTTCATCTCAATACGGTCCTGCTTGACCTCCAACTGGTCTTGCAACATGGGCGGCAACACCTTCACCCATCTCTTGACCTCCGCGAACAAAGCGTCATACAACTGGCTGGATGTGGGGGCCGTCACCACAATCTTGACAGGGAACCGTAAGAATAGATACCAGAGCATCGCCCAGGCTGACGCCGTGGATTTGCCAACGCCATGGCCTGAACGCACACTTATGCGCCGGTTGCCTGCCGCGATGTGATTCAGGAACTCAATCTGCCAGACATCAGGCTCAGTGTTCAGCACCTCGCGCACAAAGAGCACAGGGTTGTTCTTGTAGAGCTTGACGAATTCCACAAATGGGTTATCTGGCACAGCGTCAAATTTTTTTTTGGGGCGCGCTGTCGCGGTGGCCGGTGTGGGG